CTGGCGTTAGAGGCAGACGTGCTTGCCCCGGAGGCCGAAGATGCAGCATTTGTGGCCGAAGTGGCAGCTTCCGAGGCTTTGGTGGTTGCGGTCGTGGCAGATGTTGCGGCGTTTGTTTCGGATGTCGACGCGGCAGACGCAGAAGAAGCAGCGTTCGTGGCCTGCGTTGTCGCAGACGAGAGAATGCTCGCCACGTCTATCAGTTTGAAAGTATTTGCAGACGCAGTGAAGTTGCCTTCGCTGGAGAATGTGGCACCAGCACTGAGGCCGTGGACAATGTAGACGTCTGTATTGGTTACGGTGACAAGGTCGAAGTTCTGGTACGTGGTCGATGTGCTGAATGCACCACGCACATTGAAGAACGAGGTGATGTCAGTGAAAGAGTTGGATGCGTCCCCTACGCGGACCTGTAGCTTCTTTGACGTGGTGTTGTACTGGAACGTCCAGAGGTCGGTGCGCAGGAGACCGCTATTGCCAGAGTCGAAGATGTCGTCGAGCATGTCGAATAGCTGGCGATCACCGATCTCCGCTGCTTCGAGGTAAGTGTCGAGGTTGTGCTCGCCGGTCTTGCTGGACCGGAAACGTATCTGTTCGCCTGTGGGAAGTGTCTCGCTCATTTCAGGTATCCCATATCAACCATTAACTTCACCATCTTGGCCTTGGTCAGAGCGTATTTGTCTGTCGGGTCGGCCAGAGGGGTTTCTTTACTTAGTTCTTTGAGCGCCGCGTCGTGCTTGGAGAGCTTGTCCTCCAGTGCTTTGAGCTTTGTCTTCGTGTCTTCGAGCTGCCTTGCCAGGCTTTCTATCTCGGACTGTGCGCGGTGATCGCAGCCAGCAACGCAGGCGTCGATGAAGTCGCTGATTGTGCGGTCAATTTCCGGGCGTAAGGCGTTTACGATGCTCTCACTCATCAGGAAGCTCCTTGCATGGGAACGAGGTTCCCCTTCTCGACGTCGCGTTGGATTTCGTCGGCTGGTTGGACTGAAGCGCCACGCATTTTTTCCATGAGGGCCATAGTCTGACTGGGAGACATGCCCTGCTCCTGGCGCTCTTGATCGCTGATACGGAAGCGTTCGAGGTCCGTGATACCCATAGCCCTGATTGCCTCTTCGGCGATCATCCCGGACTTGTATTCCATCTGAAGGCCAGTCTGGTTCATGATCTGGAGCATGGACATCCACGTCTCTGCATTGCGCGTGGGTTCGACGGGGAGAGTGCCATCGATCACGAGGTAATCGATGTCTCCTTGCAGGTCTTTGGAGACGTCGTAGTCCAAATAACCGTCGTCTGCCTTGGCTGTAAGCTGTGACGGCGTTGTCAGGGGGTCCAACTTGATTGAACCCTGCATTGAAAGCGCGTCCTGGATGTTGCCCACCATCATTCTGACGAGCGGTCGGACAGTTGTGGCCGACATAATTCGGGCAATCACACCGAGCCGCTGCGAACCGAGCTGTGTAAGTCTCTGGATTTCTGTGGCGGTTCTTACGTCTGGGGTTGGGATGCCCTGCTGCGCATCTGATGCGGCGCTGACGCGCTGCTTCAGTTCAGTCATCGCAGCAATATCGTTGAAGTGGCCTCTGGTTACGTCTGGCACTTGGGCGATGAACACGCCGTCGCCGGGCTTAGTGCCAGGGAGAGTGCGGACGACACCCCACGGATTGCGGTCGATCAGGTCCGGGACACTGACTTGGGTGGGGTCAACGAAGATCAGGTTGTTGAGGGCCGCGCTGATGTTGTCGATGCGCGAGCGCATCAGGTAAGTGGCGATGTCGTGCATCGGCATCATGATGTCGTAGAGCGACTGGCCGTAGGTCTTGTGCGTGTCTTGGTAGAGGCCACCGATTACGACAGGGAACTGCTTGCCGTATGGGTTGAGCTGGAAGCGGATAACGACGTCTTCGTCGAGAATGGTTATGAGCAGCCAGATTTGTTCGATTGATGGGATGCCGATCTCATGGCCAGACATGCGGACCCAGGCTTCGTCTACGGTGCGCGCATCGCCGAGGGTGAAGAACGCGTGATCGGAGCGCTCGCGCTGGTGGGCCTGGTTAGGATCGATCGAAAGCCCCTTCCCTGTCTCCGCGTGGAACCTGTGTGCGTTCCAGCCAGCCTTTGCGGGGGCTGTGAGGTTGCGAAGGTGGGGGAATTTCTTGAGCTTTGGGTAGAGATTGCTGTTTTGCAGGGCGTTGTAGGACAGGAAATCACTGAAAACGATGTACTGCATGTTGTCCCAGTCGCCCCAGTTGACGCGGGGGTCAGGGAAACAGCGCCTTGGATCGAAGTTTACGATGCTGTTTTGGTTGTTCTGGTTGTCCCAGACCAGTTTTGTCGGGGCAAAACCGTACCTGACGCTGTCCAGGAGCATCTGCGCGATGCGGGCTTCGCCCGCTGTGCGCCTCATTTGCTGGTGAAGAACTCTTTCCAGGATGAGAGACGCGTCTCGGCTTTCCCTATTAAGTCCTTCGAGCTGGAACATAGGGTTTCGGCCACCGAGAGCAGCCATAAGATAGGTAAGCACAGTATCCGCGATAGCTCGCGTATCAGCGATGACAGCTTTTTCACGAAAACTTGTCGTGTCTGCCGGTACATAGACATCATGAGCACGGTCGGCTTCCTTCCAGTGAGAATAGCGGCCTTTGATTTTGTTGTAAGACATATCGACCATCGACTTTACGTAGTCGACGATCCGCAGCTCCTGGTCTTCTGTCAGGTCTGCGGCGATGTCCTCGTATGCGACCAGACGATCTGCGAATTCAGACAAGTCGACGACGATGCCTTCGTTGTGAGGCAGCTCGTATCGCGATCCGAGGTAGCGGTTTTGAGAGTTTTCAGCCATACGAGTTTTTACCCTTTAAGGTTTGAAGCGGTCGTCCTTGCTACGTTCCCCAGCCTGTGAACTTGGGGATAGATGTCGCCACTCTTTCCCGTAGGGACGCGCCCAGAGAATTGTGCTGCGAGTTCAGTGACTGAGACACGTCACCCTGAAGTTCGAATGCTTCGGGAGTGACGGAGGTCCGCGACAGGACGTCGATTGCGATTGTTGCTGCGTCCACCTGGTCATCGTGTATGCCGCCGGGAAACGAGACGGCTTCGTCCATGAAGTCATCGAGCCAGGGGGCTGCTTCCGGGACGAATATCCTGCCACCCTGTATGAGCGGGAGGATCGCGCTGACCCTGCTCACTTTGTCATGGACGACCTTGTACGGGATGACGGAGATGCCGCTCTCGCGCTTCAGTTCCTGAATGATAGATTGGCCAGAGGCTTTGTCTTCTACGTACATTGCCCGGAGTGCTTTGCCGCGCCACTGATTGTTGATCTGGATCAGTCGCTGCTTCAGCTCGGGGAAGTCCCACTTGCCGCGTGTGACGTTGAGTATGTAGATGTCGCCGGTTCGGTCGATGCCAGCGATGACGTAGCAGGAGTAATCGGCGCTCTCGGTTTTTTTGAACGCCGTGTCTACGCCTATGACGACGGCCACAAAGTTTTCTGGCTTCAGGTCTTCAGGATAGAAGCGCCACCACTCTGATTTGATGAGGTTGCCGCCTTCGATGTAGGGCATCTGCTGGTAGAGAGACGCGAACTCGCGGGGGTTCAGTCTCTCGCGACGTCTGAGGTCTTCTACACTGAACCGTTCTGGCCATAGGGCCACGCCGTTTATGTTGTTCTTGCTGTCCTTGATGGCCGGGAAGTTGACATGCTTCCACCTGCCCTCCGACCAGTCGGCTGTGTCGATGAGACGGCCAGCCAGATCGTCAGGATGCCAGCGGGTGAGGATGATGATCTGTTTGGGGGCCGTTCCGTCTGCTTCTGGCTGGAGACGTGTGGAGAGAGCGGAGGCATAGTAGTTCCACGTCTTGTTGCGCTGGGTCATAGACTCCGCGTCTTCACGAGACTTGATGGGATCGTCAACGATGAGAAGGTTTGCGGGACGACCGGAGGTCGTGCCGCCTACACCGACACCGTAGTAAGCGCCACCGACCTCTGTACGCCAGACGTCGGCGGCGCGGCTGTCGGTTGATAGCGTGAACTCGGGGAATGCCTGGTTGAGTATTTTGTTTTCGACGACGCCCCTGATTTGCCTGCCGAAGTCTGTGGCGAGCTGGCTGTTGTACGAGCTGCTCATGATGTAGCGGTGAGGGTTCCTGGCCATGAAGTAGCTCGGGAACAGGACTGTGCCGAATGTGGACTTGGCGTGGCGCGGCGGCATGGTGATGAGAAGGTTGTCGCAGCCGAGCGTCCCCTTCTCCAGTCGGTCCAGCGCGTCGATTAGTTCGAGCTGGAACCCCGGAAAGTCCCAGTCCGGATAGAGGAGCTTACAGAAGCCAAGGAAACTTTCCTGTGCGTCTGCGAGACGAAGTAAGTATTTTGCGGCCTCTCTCTGCGATAACTCAGCCATGAAACTGCTTCTCCCATTTCTTGTGGCGGAAGTATGGAATCCAGACGTAGGGGAAAAGCCAGCAGACGCTCAGGATGGCCTTGTTCAGCCATGACCACGGGCGCGACATCGGGCGGAGGATGTCCATGAACAGGACAACCCTGATTTCGTCTGTCGGGTTGTGAGCTTCGTGCGTGTACGTGTCGTCGAAGAAGACGACCTCGCCTTCTTTCCACTCATACCGCTGGCCAGCGAGCAGGATGTGCGGATTATCCTGGCCGGGTTTCGGTTCAGGTACGACTACGCCGAGATGTGCGCGGAGAACGCCCGACCACGGCCCCTCGTGTGGCGGCAAAGTTTTGTGAGGGCCAAGGATGGAGAGATAGGCGGAGATGATTTCCGGATGTTGCGACACGATACGCATTGTCTCCGGCATGAGGGCGCAATTCTTTTTGAAGCGTATCTTGGCGCACTTGAGGAAGAAGAACTTCCAGCGGTCGTCGTCCGAAAGGTGCTGCTGGTCTGGAGACATGGTCTGGAACGGCGTGAGTTCGTCGTACCGCTCCAGGATTTGCAGCACTTCCCTTCGTATCTGAGGGAAGCCGTCAACCAGAGCACGGGCCGGGCCAAGGTCGTCGGTGCTGAAGAAAGGTTGGTCGCCGATGAGGCAGTTGTCGTGGAACTTGTGGTAGACGACATCGTACAGCCAGCGCTCTAGGCGCTTCATCATTTCTTGAGCCGCATTAAACGCGATGCCGCTATTTCGATGGCGACACTCCGGTCGTGGATGGTGCCAGCCATGATCTTGGCCAGGTGATCCATGACGGCCTGCTGCTTACGATGCTCTGGTATTGCCGAGAGATCGAGTTCAGCCATCGCCTTCCCGAACTGCTGGGGCGTGATCGATGATTTTAGGGCGTTCTTCTGAGGATTCTTGACTAACATCTATTGTCTCCGTGGATGTGACTTCAATTCCCGCTGCAATGCGCTCCAACTCGTCTCGCGAGAGTTCGACGAGTTCTTTGTTCGTGACTTCGTGCTGGTGGTAGCTGGCAGATAGGTCAGGAACGACCTTTGCGAGCAGGGTTCCGAACACTCTGGCCTGCGTTGGGGACCATTCACGGCTCCCTTCGACCACTTCATTGGCCCAATTGATCTGACTTTTGACCATTCTGGCGATCTGACCGCGTATTTTGGCCGATTGAGCGGGTGATAATCGCGTGGATTCAGCAGCTTTCAGGGCTTTTGACATGGTTCCGAGTTCCTTCTGGTACTTTTTCCGGGTATCTGCGGCCTTTCGGCACTCGATTGAGCAGTTGTGCATGCGGTCATCGTGCGATGGCTGGCATTCGAATTCCTTTCCGCAGGTGATGCACCGCTTTTTGTGGTGCTTATGCGGCATCACCATCCGGACGTTTCACTTTTTGCTGCGATTAGTCGGGAGGTAGGGGAGTCGATCCACTGCGCGCACGGTCGGCGGGGTACCCCCTGCGCCCCCCCCGCACTCACGCGCAGTACCGAAGGTACTTCTGTTGATCGGTAGCCGGATTTTCCCGGTTGATACCAAGCACGCTCACGAAGGAGATCAACCATGAGCAACGTATTCGCACACACCCCCCTGAAAGCCATCGCCGAAGCCGTCAACGCCGACGACGCAGTTCGCGGAGACGCGATAGGCGAGCTGCACGCTCGCGTCGAGCGCGACACGGCGCGCTTCGACGCCACCGGCAAGGGCGAGGGCAAGCTCAAGCGCGAGGTCGCGTTCCTGCGCCAGCTCGAAGAGGGCGACCTCGCCGACCACGTGGCCGCGTTCCAGGCCGGGCGCAAGACGCCTGTCGCCAAGCCGAAGGCTGCGGCGAAGCCGAAGGGCAAGGCCGCGAGCGCTGACCCGCTCGCGGCTGCGGCGAAGGCGCTCGGCGTCGATGCCACGCAGCTCGCGGCGTTCATCAGCCTCGTGCGCAAGTAGCACCCACGGGACAGCGGGAGGGCTTCGGCCCTCCCGTTTTTTTGTGTGTTTTTCGTGCGTTTGCACACGAAAAGCGACACAAACGACGCCAAGTCGTTGTTTTTACACGCTTTCGAACCCCCCGTGTGCAGGTTCGACAGCAATACGATGCCCTCATCGACGCCAAAACGTTTCAGTTTTTTGCCGGTCGCGGTCATCGACACTATCTGCACACACTCCATATCAACAAGTTATGCACAAATGACGCTTTTGTCATCCTGTTTGACGAAAGACGTACAATGTGCAACTCTTTATACACGAGAGGAGTATTTCACATGACACCACTAATGCAAGACGAGCTGCGTTATCGACGCCGCGTAAGACGCCTCAACGCCATCACGAACGCACTGATCGGCCTAACCGCCGTCATGTTCGTCGTGTTTGTGTTCATCGAGGCAGCGGTCGGTTGTGGCCAGGTCACGCACTACGCCAACGGCACATGGGCGACCAACGAGTGCGCCTTCATCAACAATTCCGTCAAGACAGGGAGGTGGTGACATGAGCGACACGAAGCAACGCTGGTGGTCGTGGCACAAGGAAAACCCCCACGTCTGGACATTGTTCGAGCGGTTCACGCTTGAGGCGATCGACGCTGGCAAGCAGCACTCGTCTGCGTGGCTCATTGTCAACCGCATCCGCTGGGAGAACGAGATCGTCACACGTGGCGGCGAGTTCAAGATCAGCAACGACTTCATCGCGTACTACGCACGTCTGTTTCACCACTACCACCCGCAACACAACGGGTTCTTCCGCACGAAGACCCTCAAAGACGAAAGGATCGCCGCGTGACCTGCGACAACACGGTTCAAGTCTGGGTGCCAGACGGTGCCAGCTACCACAATTACAAGGAGGTCACGTACACCTGCGGATCGACTGGCATCGATGGCCAAGAGGTGCGCTGCGAAGACTGCTCGACCGAGCGGCCTTGGTACATATGTCCGCACGGCAAGGACATCAGCTCGACCGGATACTGCGGTCGCTGCGAGTTTGACGAATGAGCATGACCCTCGCGTGTCTGGCTCTCGCCGTCTACTTCGAGGCCAGAGGTGAGCCGCTCGCCGGTCAGTTGGCCGTGGCCAACACGATCATGAACCGTGTCGCTGACCACCGTCATCCAGACGACGTCTGTAGCGTGGTCAAGCAAGGGCCGGTCTACGCATCAGGGCAGCCGAAAAGACATCGTTGCCAGTTCAGTTTCTGGTGCGACGGCAAGCCGGAGAAGATCACCGACCAGCAAGCGTGGACGACTGCCAAGCAGGTGGCCAGACACGCAATCGACGCGCCGCTCGACGTCAGTGAGGGAGCGACGTTCTACCACGCCGACCACGTCGACCCGACGTGGCGGCACACCATGA